TCAGAGCAGCCAAGGCGCGAAAACGGATACAGTAGAAATCAGCACACAGGCAAAGGCAGCCGCTTCAGTAGGGAGTAAAACGTCTTCGCAAGACACTGAAACTAAGCAAAGTGATGCGAACACAGCTTCTGTAGCCACGAGTTCAAGTACGGCTGCAAGTTCAACTACGGCTGCAGGTTCAACTTCGGCTGCAAGTTCAACTACAGCTGCAGGTTCAACTTCGGCTGCAGGTTCAACTTCGGCTGCAGGTTCAACTTCGGCTGCAAGCTCAAATACGGCTACAAGCTCAAGTACCGCCACAACTGTGCTCACCAGTTTAACAGAACAACAAATGAGCGCCCTAGTTTTAAAGGGTACGATTACCTCAACACAGGAAAAAACCGAGTTAGCAAGAAGGGCTGCTGCAAAGGAAGCAACTCAAGCCACTAGTAAAGCTCCGAGTCACGCAATCAAATCGTACATGCAGCAGAAGCAGAGTGCTCATTCCACTATAACAAACGGAAGTCTTCTCAACTACGTGGCATAATTAAAAACTCGTCCATTAGGCAAGAAGGGTCTGTCTCAAAATGCGAAAGCTATTTAAACCAGCCCTGTTTTTGTGTAAATTCATGCACATGAATTTGCCTAGATGTTTGTTATACTGTTATACAGTATAACAGTGGCACTGTGTGACTATGGGACCGTTTGGTTAGGTTCCTTTATTTTTCGAATCCGACAATCAACAATAATCAAAGAGCCGGCTTTCCTTACTCTAAGGAGAAGTCGGCTTTCGATTACTTATATCGAACAAGCTTTGTAATGCTTCGAAATGCCTTCTAGGGCTTACCTCCTTTCCTTTGGTCTTATAATTCACATTACGGCGTCAACTCGCTGAAAACCCATTCCCTCGTAATTACCCAAATTTGGCCTTGATCGTCGATCTAACTGTTCCATTTTCTGCTTTTCGGGTTAATTTTGTGTATATAATCAAAGTATCAAAATATTATTAATATGGTATCCGATATAGAATTTATCTATAAATCCTGCGACAGTCCACTTACCCCATTACCTGTCGCAGTTGTGGCAGTTTGGAATGTTATTTGGTTCGCTAAACTCCCATTTATGGAAGCATACCTTACGCAAACCATCCGTTAATGTCAAATTGACTATAAAACCAACACCGTAATCTGGCTTGGAGTCCGATTACGGTGTTGGTTTTATTAGTGTCAATCAAGTTACTTCCTTAAGAACATTCACTCTTTCACATTACCCACACTTCGCCCAATCCCCAGTGATACACTCAGTGCAACCTCCAACACGTATAAGCTTATTTTGGCATACTGGGCATTTGTCTTGCTGGATTAGCCATTCTTCACACGGCTCAAGACAATAGGATTGTCGGTTACACTCCGCACATATGTCCTTCATAATTCAGGATTAAACCCCACGCTATGCGTGGGAGAATTTAAACAGGGGAACCGTTATGTTATTAGTGTAACAATAAAACATATGGGGTTCTCAGCAAAGTAGCAATAGACACATATCCCTCTCATTGTATATGGGGTATAACGATGATTTGGGTGATAGTTTGAATTTGCAATGACCCCATTGTTTTCGTTCTATGCCCTTACAGGGCTTCTCCCAAACCACCCTTTGAAAGGGTGGTCATGATTAACTTGCCACCTCCGTCGGAGAAACGCTCACTGGAGAAGATGCGATTTGTTGGGGCGGCGCAACATTAACAGAAAGATTCAACTTGCTCAACTCTTGCTGAATCAAACTTGTAATAGTATCCACCGGAACATTTGGCACAATCTTCCCTACTTCCGCTGTAATCATATCTTTGGACGCTCCAAATGTGCTGTTTAAAACAATTTTCAGCGGGTTTGCCATGGGGTTCTTCTCAGCTTTGAGCCTCAATCGTTCGTCCCTAATTTGACGGTATTTCGTTGAATCCGGGACATTACGAGAGAGAAAACCGTACTCGATCATGATGGCCGGATAATAGGACACCACATCGACATTTAACAAAATCCCTTGCCCCCGATAATTAGGAATGGCCCCGTGTAACCCACCCCAGCCAAACACATGCGGCACCCCGGCAATATCGACTTCTAACTTTTTCTCATAATCGAGGTTCTCTGATCGCCTGTACCAATCCACGATATGACGGTATTTTTTGATCTTAAGCGTATCCGGGAGTACAATTTCAAACTCATCGTTGCGCTCAACCTTCCGAGCGTTCAAAACGGCAGCCGTCAGTTGAGCTTTAGTTTTGCTGATAAACCCAAGCGACAACAAGAATGCTTTAATGAGCGACATGTGACTTTCAAACTCTTCAACCCGGTTGAGAAAAACCTCCACGGTCTGCTCAACGTCATGTGTACAGTATTGAATGACACTCTTCCGTTCCTCTGGGGTCAGTTTCCTGTCAATATCAAATGGCACTTCGGATTCCCGAATGTCGTGACCCATGAATCCTTCCAACTGTTTTAATCCGTGATAACGATCGATCATCACATCAAACGTGTAAAAAGGAATCTTCCGAAAGAGACCACTATAGGACCAACCACCTTGTTTATGAGCAATGATCCACTGTGAGACTTCATACGGATCAAGATCACAAAGAATGGCTTTGAAGATGTACTGATCATAATGTCGGCTGTTGAATCCAATCCAAATATTCGTTTTATGCTGCTCGTAGTACTGTTTAAGCTGATCTGAGTCGTTCACGATAACACTTGTCTCACGAGAATCGGTATCCATGAAAACAAACAGCCAATCGAATCGGAACACTTCGGCGTCGAAGAAGATCATTTTGAGGTCCTCACCTTGATCGGTTTATCTTGCAGTTTGTCCTTTTCTCGTATCCTGATAACTGCGCAAAATGCCGTTAAATCGAAATAGCCCTCGTCATTTCTTGGATTCAGCCTTTCCTCAACATGTGTTTTACAGTTTTCTCTTTGCTTTTCTCTGCTCCGCATAATTTGCATACCCCCTGTTTTCTAGGACAATACCCCTGTCCGGTATCTCTTACGACTTGTCTTGAAAAGGGGATTCTTTCAAATTCCCCTTTTTCACAAACTACCCTAGGCTTCAAAGACTTCCTTAATCACGTAAGTTCCAAAGCCTTTCTTGTCTTCCCCATAGTCCACTTCATATTCAAAATTACCCTCGATCGCTTCATGGATATCTAAGAGCAGTTCGTTAAACTGTTGATAACTGTCAAACGTAACCTCCATCCCACTTTCTAAGGAACGCAGGAACTCAGTAGCCTTGTGGACACCAAAACCGACATGGACGACTTGGTTATAGAAAATTAACTGGCCCTTGTACTCCCCACCTAGAATTTTCATCCAGCATGCCATCATTGGTTTTCCGGATTTTGATTCTACAAGCTCTAATTTTTCAATTTTTACCTCATAATGACCCTTCGGAACATCTCTGAATTCCTGGTTGTTATCTTGAGCGGCTAACGCATCTTCCTTGAGTGCCTTGGTATCAATCGCTTTATCGAATTTCTCCCACACGTTTGTTGCCATAATTAATTAATCTCCTCTGCTTTTAGATTTTGTAGACATGGGGCCAAGATCGTAAAGTTCCAACGTCCCTGTACTAAATTTAGTCCGATAGGTGATTATCACTTTACCTCCAGAACCACCCACTGATTTGATTCCAACAATGGTTACCTTTTTAGTGACCTTGTCAAACGTCCGTTTTGAAACGCAAATTATTTCTCCGGCGAACTCACTTGGAAATTCTAAGCGCGGTTCGCGGTTTGGTTTAACTTTCTTCACGTTTAAGGTGTCCTTGGTCGACGAGTCCATTTTGGTACTGCACTTGCCGACGGTACTTCTGGATCTGGGGTTGACTCGTTCGCTGGTACCGCTTCATCCGGCTGAGATTCATCGTTTGAATCATTTCCTGGTGAAACGGCCTCTTCAGCTTCCACGTTAACTGCTTGAGTTGCTACCTCTACTTTCCCAGAGTCTTTCGTCTTTCGTTCCCGTTGAACTTTAAATTGGTAGGATTTTGGGGATACTCGGTGGCTTCGTTGATAGCCTCGCAGGACTCCCAGAACTCTTTAACCTTTTGGAAGTCATATTCGACATATTCAACTTGAATCTCCATCTCTGTCAGTGTTTCGATAAGTCTTTTGCGGAATTGATAGAGGTCCTCCGTTTTCTTCTGACGGATTGAGGTTTTAGGGGATAAAAATATAGCCTAATCGATTGACGTTAAAGCCAACACGTTCCAAGTAGAATCTGTAAAGATGTAATTGTTTGGACTCCAGATAGTTTTTGACGTGATTGGAATGCTTAAAATCGTAGACATCGACGGTCCTATCCTGGTTAGTAACAATCAGATCAACGAAACCCTTAAACTCAGGGCGCTCTAGTTTGTATTCGTGCTTGAAGTTACCTGGTATTCCACCCAGATGCGTTTTGAGTTTTTTAAGCATGGCCGTTAGTTTCATAGCTTCGTTAATTTGCAGATCATCAATTAACGGGAACTGTGAGAAGTAGAAGTCCAGCATCGCCTTTTCGTCCTTCTCTGCGCCCATGTGTAGGGCATTACCTATGATGAGTGCGTCATTCGCTGACGGATCGGGAATGACGTCAAGCTTGTCCAGGTAATGGAGTTTGAACTGGTAAGGGCATTTCTCGAAGGTGCTCACTCGGCTGTGGCTGAATTGCATTGGTTCACCTCCCCTCGGATGAAATCTTTAAATGCCTCAAAACCACTCGGACGCAAGATGAACGATTGTCCACCCGCCTCTTTGATTCGATCTAGGTTGTATTCTTGGAGCTTAGACAATCGCCCAGTTTCTGATTTTAGCTCGATGCCTACGAAATGTCCGTTTACACAAGCTAAAATATCTGGAATACCGGCCTTTGTAAACTGCCCACCGCCCCAATACTTTACATACCAGATGTTTTGGGCACGCAGGAATTCCAGAACCTTTTTTTGAAATTGTGCTTCAGTCATCGCACACTTCCTTAAATAAATAATCCGTGAAGTCTTTGAGCTGTTTCAGAGTGTCCATGATTTGATGTTCGATGGTTCCGATCGTTAAAAGATAATAATAGAAGCACGTCTTTGTCTGGCCTATCCGATGGATTCTCTTCTTAGATTGCATCCATAATTCGCTGGATAACGGTAATGAGAAATATATAATCTTATTGGCTAGTTGCAGGTTTAACCCCATAGCTCCAGCCTGATATTGGACCAAGGTCACCGAATCCGAACATTGTTCATAGGCTGTTAAATCCTTTAACCTACCATTGACCATGGAAACTGGTTTACCCGTTTTCTCACATAATTGTTGAATGATCCCATATTCAAGGTCAAAATTATAGAACACGATTAAACGGTCCCCTGTTGATTGAAATAATTCCGTCAAACGCTCAATCTTGTTCTCGTTGTACATTCCAGCCAGCTGACGTAGATATAATAACTGGGTCAGAGGAGTGTCACCGATTAAAGTTTTGCCGTTGATTTCGATCATCCGGTCTTTTTTAAATCGGCGATATTCCTTGGTGGCTTGGCATTCGATGATCATGTCGATGGTTTCCGGCAAGGTGAGAACCTCTTCGGTTTTCATGAACACAGCACCGTACTCCCGGAGCTTGATTTTTAACCGCTCAACGTTTTTGTATCCGGTCACAATTTTTATGGGAAAACCATTCACAATGTCGGTTCGAGTTTCGATAAACTGCTTCCAAAATAGCTTTTTCGAGATTTTCCAACCAAGCAACTTACATTGACTCCACAACTCTTCGTATTTTCCTCCAGTGGGAGTTCCAGAAAGCAGAATGACATTGTCAGGTCGAAACTTCAGGATAAATTTTGAGCGTTTCCGGGTCTCGTTTTTGATACACGAGGATTCATCCAGGATTAGAGTGAAATTCGAGAGGTTCAATAACTCTAACCGTCGCCAAACAAGATCATAATTGATGATCAGTACGGAATGATCCGGGATTTCAAAAAGTTTCTGCTTGTTGAAAATGACTGTATGGTAAACGTAATGTTCTTTGAAATGTGCAGCCCAATCGTCAACCTTGCACTTTTGGCAAATCACTAATGTGAAAGGGGTTTGGAGTTGGTGCATCTTCTCTGATCCCAGGAAACTTTTTCCTAATCCCATATCCAGGAAATAGGCCACTCGGTGGAATTCTTTAGTTTGTTCAAGTACCGATTTTTGATGGGGGAGAAGCTGGATCATCGTGTTTCATTGAACTCCGTCCCGGCCATGGTGTAGTTTTCTTCAGCCGTCAGTCCTCTTTTCGCAAATAGATTAATAAAATATGCCTGCCCTTTCACTGTGACCATAGGCGTTTTGGAGATTCGAACGTCTCCATTCGGGAACGTGAAGACATCTTCCTTCACTTCAAGTAGGCCCATTTCCAAAGATCGTTGGGTTGGTGTATTTCGACTAAGGTCGTCATAAGATAATCGTTCTGCCTAAGCCACTCAAACAACCTTGCTTGACCAATGTCTGTGCCATTTTTCTGGAGAAGTTTTGCAAGATCGCCAATGTAAATCGTGTCTTTCGTGGCTTCAATCGCATTGGCGAAGTCAACCTTGGGCTTGTCCTCCTCAATTTTGTGTTCGAGCAGAGCAATCTTCTCTCGTTCTGATTTAATTTCGGTGAGAAGTCTGATTCCGAAATCCGGACTGCTGAGCATCGATTCCAATGCAACATCGGTTACATATATGCCGCGCCTGCGAATGTCCTTTATAATCTGTTTGACTTGCTTTTTGAATTCCTTAGCGATGGATTTTCGGCTTTGAAATAAGACTTCGTAGAGGCCATCTTCGGTCAGGAACCATAAATCCCGATTCTGACCTGATCTGCTTATTGAGCGGATCTGCTTTTCATCTTCGGACACAGTTCTTAGCATTGAAGTCACGTCGAGGTGTTCAATCCAATCCGCAACATCTATAGCAAGAAACCATGGGGTATCACAATCACCATACATCTTAAAATTCTTACCTAAAATTTCTCTTTGGTCGATAACCTTTAAATAATCACTCATGAGGGTTTTCTCTCCTTTTGCATCGATCGCAGTAGTGTTTAATAGGGATACCGAGTCGCTCTGCTGCTTCTATTTCACCTGACATTCCCTCAGAGATCCAGTCTCCAAAAACCCATAGTTCGTGGCAATGCTTCATAAGTTCCAGTCCCATTTGCAGCCCTAATTCACGTTCTTCCGAAACTTCGTCGTCGAGAAACTGGGTGAATATGATATGAGGCGCAAGGGGCACGACACCTTGAGTTGAAGCAAACCTGCAATATCCAACTGCTTTGGCGATGTTTCTTTTGATATCTCCCCGTAAAGGTGAACAAATATAAACCAACTTGATGAGATTCACCCTCTTTCCGTTAAACTTGCAAAGCTTTCTTGGGGAAATTGGCGGAGCAGTCCAGCCAATATAGCCCGTCCAACTCCTCTCCGACCACTTAGAGCATTGGATAAGGTGCCAGGTCTAACGCCAATAGTTCTGGCGAGGGCGTTTTGGCTAATGCCCTGTTCTTGCATGATGGCGTTGATTTTTCGCTTAGATAATCTCACGTCTTATTGAACCTCCTGCAATTTCTTTAATAGCTTAGTCAACTTCTCATCGGTACTGGGCTTCTCTGGAGTACATTCCTTAACTACAACGTTCACTGGGGTTGGGGTGGTGATTGTAATCTTGATGGTTTGCATTTTGTCGCCTCCTTCTTTTTTGAGGCCGTAAAAAGTGCCTCTATATATAAGCCACGAGATGAACGAAAGTTGACGGGCTATTTCGTATGCAATTTTTGCAGTTGTTGGTATATCCTGTTAAGGCGATGGCTAATTGCTGATTTATCCACGCCTTGCTCACGTGCAATATCTGAAACCGACACCCCTTCGACAAACACCTTCTGAATCAATTCCCTCTGTTGTGGTAACAGCTTGTCAAGAGCATCTTTGAGAGTTTTATTCGTTTCTTGCTTTTCAATAAATGAAACAATATCGGCACTTTCATCTGCCATTTGAGAGCCTTGCGCAGGCATATTCTCAAACGAATTATGCCTCCTTGTTTCTCTTCGATTGTTTTTGCAAATCTCTTTATCGATAGAAACCGAAACTTCTCCGATATCATCGGACACCTCAATTTCAAAAGTCTCCCCCTGTTAAAAATTCGTACTTAATATTCATTTAAGCATTCCTTTCTTCAGCCGGAGATAGCTAGAAGAAAGGCGGTACTTAAAACCACTTGATAAACTAAAAAAAGGCACAGAGTATCGCTTTTCTAGCTATACTCCGGCCTTGTGGTGGTTCGTGACCCCTAGTGGCTCAGTCAGTAAATTTCTACAATATTAAATTTTAAAACGCTGATCGGATTTAATGTTAAGTAACCGCTTCCGACGGTTTTATCTATGGCAGGTGTCATGCTCTTTAGTTCTCGGTCTAGAATTAATTTTAGATCATCCTCGATTTATTTTTCTTTTGGGAGGTATTAACGTGGCCTCCAATCTCTCATAATCAACCAATAAAATTCTGCTACATCTTATGCAGGGCACCGAAGCATGACCTCTCGCGTCTGAGTATGCAAATACAAACACCTTACCACAAGCTGGGCATGCCACCACGCCTTTAATATCCATTTCTGTCATATCCATCTCTCCTCTCGGAATGAAGAGTCGTTATTTGACTTTGCTGAACACTCAAAACTGGAGATACCCAGAGCCTTTATAAGTTTGTAAGCCACACACCTTTCATAAAAGTCCATTATACTCAT